CTATAACTACCTCATCATCACCAACGGAGAGGAAGTTTTTTATACTTAATTTCTTTAAATTAATCTGTTTCATTACTTATTGCAATGTACTCTTATATAGCTCAAGAGTATATTCAGTAACCTTAGCCTTATTATCTATATCCATAAGGTCAATAAATTCTTCTATAGCTGCTTCTATATCAATACCAGATAAATCTTTTCTTGTATCATCACTAATCGCAAACATATTAAAATTGTTTGCATAATCAACGTTAATAGAGATTGGTTTGTATGAATTTAACTTCTGAACAACAAAATCAATCTCGTCTGGTGCAATATTTCTATCTATTATAAACTTAACAAAGCTATTTTCAAGATTATCTTTTACATCTTTGGTTAGCTTCTTTTGTTTAACTAAATCTGATAAGAGTAATTTAACATGCTTTGGAGACCTTTCATTTTCAAAAAACTCAAACGTCTTATCTTCAACATCTAATATATAATAACCTTTTGAACTACCAACATCACCAAAGTCCATCTGAAACGGAGAACCTAAATAGAGGATAGTACCATTATTGTACACTCTCTCCTCTCTTAGATGGAAATGGCCTGTAATAATTAAATTAGATTTAGATAGAAGATCTTTTGAACTAACTCCAGACTGACATACTTTAAAATTAGTTTGTTTAAACGAGTTAATCTCAAAATGTCCAAAAACTATATCACTTTCAGGTATATCCTCCACTCCAACACCCCAAGGTACAAAAGTAATCTTCTTACCAAAGATAGTTTCACTGCGTAACTCAGGAACAATAGTAATATTAGGCCAGCCTTGAAGAATAGTTAGTGAATTAACATCAGATCTATCTTTATAATAAGCATCATGATTACCAACTAATATAATAATATTAAACTCACTCCATTCATCCAATATTTCTTTTACAAAATGAATGGTATTGACTGCAATCTCATCTCTATAATGGAAAAAGTCACCGCTAATAACAATATCTTTAATATTCTGCTCTCTTAACTCAACAGCTAACCATTTAGACCAATTTAAAATAATCTGATGCCATTGTGCACTATTCTGATGAACGCCAATATGTATATCACTAACGCAGCAGACACGTCTATCGTTTAAAAAAATGTCTCTCTTAAGATTAGTCATCTAATTGCTGATCCCCATCGGAATCAGATGATTTAGTATAGATATTAACTCCAGGATTTGAATTGACGAGATCAGCGTATACAGTTTCTTGATAGCTAGTTACCGTCTCGTGATATTTTTTCTCTTTCTTAATACGATTAATAAAAGCATGAAATGCAATTGTTGTATAGTATGAGAAAGGATTATTACCTGAATCTAAATTAAACTTTTTATTTTTAAGAGCAGAAAACATTTTAAGGATAGCATCTCCTACCATTTCATCTTTATATGAGTAATTAATAAAGTTAGGTGCATAACTCAGACCATTTGCAATTTTTGTAATCATACATGCAAGTGTATCTGTAACTTCATCAGTTTTATAATACTGACTCAATTCTTCGAGAAATTCTTTCGAATTAACATAATGCTTTTCTTTATCTGTATTTTTAGGCTTCCGTTTCCTGGGAGCCTTTTTAGGAGCTTTCTTTGATGGTTTTTCTGCCATAATTAATTTTTTCCTTGTTGTAATGTTCTATACGTTTTTGTAGATGCTGTCTACCATACATAAGATCATCACCAATGTCAATAATTATAAGCTGCTGTTTTGACTTATGCAACCGTAAACCTCTACCAATTGATTGAATGGTCTTAATTTTGGCCTTACCACCGCCTGCAAAAATAATATAGTGCAAATTTTTGATATTAATACCTGTTGAAAATATCTTAGATATTGCAATAACTACAACATCATCACTTACTTCCATAAGCTGCTTAACTTTATCTCTATCCTCAACTGCTACATCCCCTCTTATAAAATATACCTTCTTATTTTTACAATGTTTTTTTACATATTCTAATAAAATTTCTCCATGTTCAATATAATCAATTAATATAAGAGCATTTTTATCAAACTTATTACCTAACTTACCAATAATATTATTCCTAAAATCACTATTGATAATAAAATCGATTTCTCTTTTGTATTTTTTTGTTGGCGTAAGCGGTTCGGATGGATATAAAACATATTTGGGCTGGGTTTCGTATTTAAGATCTAATATTTGTGCTTTAACTTGAGCAATATAATTTTCTTCTCTTAATGAAGCACTGTTCTTCTCAAAAAGGATTGGACCAATTTTACCAATAATATTCCACTGATCAAGCAACTCCTCTGGCATTGTGCCTGTAAAACCATATCTATGAGGGGTATGTATCTTATTAATAATTTTATTAATCTTGTTACCTTGTCTTACCTTATGAACCTCATCAATAATACACAAATCTACATTATGGATCCAGTTTGTGTCAGATTTACTACTTTGTAAGATACCTAAATTACAAATAACAATATTAGTAGTAAGATCAAGCTCGTCATCACCAGTCCATTTAGAGAAAGTAAACGTAACACCATAATCCTTAAGGTCATTATATGTCTGCTCTACAAGACCTCTATCAGGTACAATAATGACACCATTAAAATTATTTTTATTGTGTTGTTTATAAATAGATTCTACTAGAGATGACATTGTTAATGTCTTACCACCAGCCGTTGCAAGTATAACTGTACCTCTACCTACTTTAAGACATCTATTAACAATATCTTCCTGATAATCTCTTAATTTTAGATCAAGCTGTACTGGTTTTGTTTTACTATAACCAGGTTTGACGTTACTAATAAATGTGTCAGTATAGTTTATATCATCATCAACATTATATTCAGCTACAAAATCAATAATTTGTTTATATAAGCCAGCATCAAATCTACCTGCAGGTGTTATTGCGTACTTTCTAGCAGGCATAAAAGATCTTCCAAACCTTCTTGCAAACTTTGCTGCTTCATTCTTTACTGAAAAGTGTTCACGAATTTGATCTAGGCTCTCACATTTCATGATGCCTTGTCTTCTTCCGCTATCCCAATCAAAGTTTAGGCTCATGTTGTTTCTAGCTTCATAATCTCCGTAACATTCTTGATATCAAATGTCATAGAGCTAAAAATCTTCTCCACTTTCTCAAGATATTCAATTAGTAGATAAGCTTCTTTTATTTCTGCATCAATTTTTAAAACAGAATCTACTTTAGACACTTTTTTCTCTGCAACAGGTTCAGCTATTTTAACTGGACTTTCACTTACTAGCTTGTTAGTTAACTCTCTAATAAGCTTTTCTTTTTGTTTACGAAGTTCCTTTACTTCAAACTTATGTCTCATAAGTCTACCAACCCATTTATGCTTAATAGCAGGTAATCTCATCTGCACATCAAGTATATTAAAGTTATCTACGTTCGTATCTTGAACGATCTCTTCCATATATTTGTCTAAAGTCGACATTATTCACATAAATAATAATATAATATATTCAAAGATCAATGAATAATCTTTTTGAACAACGTTTTAATAGGCTACTTGAGGATATGACAGCTGGAGGTGCCGGAAGTGTTTTTGGATCGGGTGTTGAAACAACAGCAGATCAATTTTCTGGTGACAATTATGCTCCTGGAGATGCTCGAAACGTTTTTGGTGGTAAATCTCCTGTAGTACAAACTAGACCTGGTATGAAAGGGAAGTGTCCCAAGAAAAAGAAAAAGTGTGGAAAAACAAAACGTAAGTCATAACTAATCCTGTGGAGGATAAATTAGACTTAGGACATTGGGTGTTCGAAGGTGTATGGCCTACTGATTGTTTCGGGTTTATCTACCAAATAACCAATATTAATACTCAAAAGAAGTATATTGGCAAAAAGCAAGTACAAAAAATTATAAAACGACCACCTCTCAAAGGTAAAAAGAATAAACGGCATGTAATTACCGAATCTGATTGGAAAACATACACTGGATCATGTAATGAGCTTAATAATCAGATAGTTTCTGATGGTAAAGATAGATTTTCCTTCAAAATACTACGTACATGTAATAATAAATGGGAGTTATCCTATTATGAAGCCGAATTACAGTTTAAATTAGGTGTTT